GGAACGTCACCGGGGCCACGGAAGATCACGAACAGGTGCCGATGTGAAGTTGTCCGAGGCCGTCGTGCATGCGCAGCTCGAGGTGATCGCCGGTCTGCTTGTCGGCGGGTATCTCGAGCTCTACGACGGCACGCAGCCGAAGACGCCGGATATGGCCACGTCTGAGCCGCCGTTGGCCCGACTCGCGTTCGGCTCACCCGCGTTTGATCAACCTGAGAAGGGGATGCTCGAGGCGCATCCGCTCGAGCCTGAGACCTCGGCGCCAGGCGGAGGGATGGCCCGCTGGTTTCGCTGCTACACGGCCGACGATCAAGCCGTGCTGGACGGGACGGTGGGCACACAGGGGACAGATCTCGTCTTGGACGAGACGACGATTCTGCGGGGGATGCGCGTGCTCGTGGACGGATTTTCGATTACGCAGGAGGAGTAATGCCGATTCCGACGACGGCGGTAGAAATCACGGCCCCTGATGCGCAGATGTTTTCAGCGCTCGCCAACGATGCGGGCTTTCGCGTGCGGTTTACGGGGCTGCTCGAAGGCATCGCCGCGCAGTATCTCAACACGGCGATCGGCAGCGGCACGCCGGTGGTGACGGCGGGCCATCAAGCCTACGCCAGGCAAGTCATTGCGAATCCGGGCTTGTTCGCGGGGACGCTGATCCAGTACTTCGTCCATCGGACGAACATCGCCTCGGCGCATATCTGGGTGGACATCAGTTCCGGCAGTCCCGCGTTGTACTCGGATGCGACGGACGCGGCGATCAGCTCGCAACTGAATAGCGATTGGCCGTCGATCTCCGGAGCGTAAATGGCGTGGACACCGGTCCAGCACCGAGAGGATGTCGGGCTTCTCAATGACCCCGAGTCGTTAGCGTTCTCGGGGAATGTGACGAACGGAAATCTGATCGTCGTGTTCTATACCTACGGGGATAATACAGGGGCGGCCCCGACGTTTTCGCAATCAGCGGGCACGGCCACGACGAGCTCCTGGACGACGATGCCGAACAATGTCCGCGAGTCGGTCAATGGCCAAGGGATCGCGGGTGGGTGGGCGCTCGTGACAGGCACGGGATCCTGTACAGTCCATGCGAGTAGCGGACAAGGCCTTGCTGGATCAAGTCAGCAAGCGATCAGTGAGTGGTCAGGAAATGCGGCCGCGAGCGTGGGCGATGTGTCCCAGGGACACGTGACGACGGGCACGAGTCCGGCAAGTAGTTCGATTACGCCGAATGAAAACGGCGCGCTCGTCATTGCCGCCGCGATGGACGATACCGCTGGCGCGGGATCAATCACCGGACCTGGCACGGGATGGTCGGAATTAGCGGCCTCCGGTGGTGCGAATTTGATGGAGGTGCAATACATTGTGCAGTCGGTCGCGGCGGGGATCAGTGCGACGTGGGCGAACTCGGCGAATGAAGCCTCGATCAATATGATTATGGCGTTCAAACCCCCGAGCGGCGCGACTCGCGGGCTCTTCCTCCATGACCTGATGCATGGTGACGGCGTGGGTGGATCGTTCTTCCGGAACCCCTTGGCCGCTCCGGCGGGCTTCGCTCGTCGCGATCGGATCTATGTTCCGGCGCGGATGGCGGCGTAAGTGGCCAAACTGTCGATCGTTCAAGGCGCCACCAGCCAATCGGTCAATGTCTTCATTCAAGACAGTTCCTCGACGGTTGGGGCTGGATTGGCCGGGCTCGCCTTCAACACGGCGGGCCTTGTCGCGTCCTATAGTTTTGCCGGGGCGAATACGACGCGCGTGGCGATTACGCTCGCTACCTTGGCGACGGTGACGACGGCGTACTCCAGCGGGGGGTTCATCGAAATTGACTCGACGAACATGAAGGGCCTCTATCGGCTGGATCTACCAAATGCCGCCCTCGCGGCCTCGAAAGGTCGAAGTGTCACGGTGTACCTCTTCGGCGCGACGAATATGGCGCCCTGTGTGTTCGATCTCGAGCTGACCGGCTGGGACAATCAAGACGGCGTGCGCGGCGGCATGACGGCCTTACCCAATGCCGCTGCAAATGCGGCCGGTGGTCTCCCAGTCAGCATCGCCGGTGCGCTCGATCTGGACGAAATGAACGTCGACATCGAAGCGATTCAGACCTCCACGGCGGGCCTGACGTTCACCGGCGCCAACAAGGTTGATGCGAGTGTGCGCGACTGGGTCGGAGATACGATTCCCGCGCGCAGTGTCACCGGTGTCCCGAAAGTGGACGTAGCCGACTGGCTGGGGACTGCGGTCACCGCGGCGACGGCCGGGATCCCCGACGTCAATGCGAAGAACTGGGCGAACGGGGCCATCCCAGCGGTCAACGTGACCGGCGTGCCGCTCGTGGACCTGAAGTACACCCTCGGCACGGTCTCTCCGGCCACGGCGGGGTCCGTCCGGGCCGATGCGGTCACCGGCGCAGTCGGGAGCGTGACAGGCTCAGTGGGGAGTGTCACCGGGTCAGTCGGGAGTGTCACCGGCGCAGTCGGATCGGTCTCTGGGAATGTCGGGGGTAACGTCGTCGGGTCGGTGGCGAGCGTCACCGGAGCGGTCGGCAGCGTCACGGCGGCCGTGTCCATCACCTCGAATGTGAAAAAGAACTCGGCCACGACGCACTTCCCGTTCCTCATGACCGACAGCACGACGCACGCGCCGAAGATCGGTCTGACGGTGACCTGTACGCGCTCTATTGACGGCGGGGCCTTCGCGGCCGGAACACTCGCGAACGTGACCGAAGTCAGCAACGGCGATTACACCGTGGACTTCGGCGCGGGGGACTTGAACGGTAACTGCATCGTGCTCCGAGCCACCGCGGTCGGGGCCGACGACACGTTCATCACGATCCTGACGGATCCGTAGATGTTCCATGCGCAAGATTTACGTCGCGGCACCGCAGGCAGGTCGACGCTACCCCCAAGGGGCGTTTGCGGGGAGTCACGTCCGGCAGTTGCCGGCCAGCGGGACGACGATTACGCCGCCGCCTCCCCCTCCGCCAACGCCCTCAGCGCCAGCGGTTATCTTGCCGCCGCCCTCACCGCCGCCGGTACTGCCGATCTTGGCGATTCCCTTGATCGTGTCTCCGCCTGCAGCCATCCAGACGCCCTCTGGCGGCGTCCCAGGGCCATCAGGACGCGTGCGGGCGCCGAGTCAGGGGTTAGGCCGGGTGGGCCTGCCCACGTGGCGCCTGAGCGCCGTGGGATGGGTCCAGGCGCCTACTGGAGGGACGTCACGGCTCGAGTCGTTTTTCCGGCCAACCGCTGCCGTTACCGAGACCATTCCGGAACGTCTCGGGATGATGCGCACGATCCTGCCGTCTCTGCACGGGATGGGACACGGGCACACGCAGCGCCAAGTGCGTGGACGGGTCACCTTGGGCCGATCCCGACAGGCCCGCGAGAATCAGATTGCCCTGATGCTTTTAGGATGGAGTGACACCGATGGCTGAAGAAACACCAATCCCTGAAACCCCCGAGACGCCGGTTGACGAATCGGCCGAGATGTCGATTGCCGAATTCGAAGCGCAGTACGGCGAAGGCAAACGTGTCGAGCCTGACCCGGAGCCGGAGACCGAGGACGACACCCGGCGCCCTCAGCGCCAGCGGGATGATCAGGGGAAATTCGTCAAGCCAGAGAAGCCGGAAAAGCATCGCGCCAAGAGCCAGGAAGCCGGGCCAAAGGATGTGCCGCGGATTGCTGAGCTGACACGACGTCTGCGAGAGGCCGAGGCGGAACGCGATCGCCTCAAAGCCACGCCTCCGCCAGCTGCAGCCGTCGCGGCGACTCCTCCCACTCCGCCAGAGACCAAAGCCGCCCCGCCCACACAGGACGAATGGAAACGCTACAAGGCGATGCCGGGCTTTCCGGATCTCAAAAAGTTCGAGGACTACAGCGATTTTCAACTTGCCTCGCAGCTCTTTGTCGATAACGTGCGATGGGCAGAACGGCAACAGGTCGCCCACGAACAGGCGAAAAACGATCGTGAATTGATTAGTTTGAGTGAACGGGGCAAGGCGGAGTTCCCAGATTGGGAGGCCGTCGCCATCAACACCAAGACCGACATTCCGGAAGGCGGTCTGATCGATCGCTGGATCCGCGAGAACCGAAACGGCCAACGTGTGTTATATTGGCTCCAGAAAGAGCCGCAGGAATTACGGCGCATTCTCGCGCTTGAGCTTTTTGACCAAGCTGAAGCGCTGACGTTGCTCGGGCAACGCACTGGTCAACCACCTCGTGAGCCGGCTGTCGGAACTGGTGCAGCCGCCACGACGCCCGTGAAAGTCGCGCCCCGTCCGCCCACACCAGTGCGAACGGCCGCACCAACAGCGCCCGACGAACCACCCGACCCGGAGACAGCCTCGCTCGCGGAATTCGAGCGGTACTATCATCCGCCACGGCGGTAAGTCGACGCGCCTCAGGGGCGCCGTGTGAACACCTACATCAGCCCGACCTGGGTCACCACCAGTACGGCGGTCGCGTACAAGAACAACATCACGCTCGTGCGTCACTTCGATCGCTCGTGGAACAACGAGTGGACGAACCGGCCCGGCGGCGCGAAACTCGGCTACACCATTCAAGTGCGCCTCCCCCAGCGCTTCCAGGCGACGGAGGGACAAGCGCTCGTCCAGCAGGCGATTTTCAATCAGACCGTGCCGATCACCCTCAACCATCAGTTCCAGGTGGGCATGGGCTGGTCCTCGGCTGATAACGCCATGTTGGTCGAGGAAGTCACTAAGCGGTACACGAACCGCGCGGGGAAGATTCTCGCCAACAAAGCAGATGTGATTGCGGGCGCCGAAGTCTACAAGAGCGTCTACTTCCAGGCCGGTCCGCTCTCGGCCCAAGCGCTCACGAATACCGCGGTGGACGGCGTGATCACCGATGCCGTCGCGAAGCTGCGGAACGTCGGCGTACCGGAAGACCTGTGTGCGGTCGTCGATCCGAAGACGCAGAGCCTCTTGCTCAAAGTCGCGTTCAACCAGTTCAACCCGGCGAACTTCGTCAGTCGGATGTGGGACAAAGGGAAGTTTGCCGGCGCCGCGCTCGGTGTCGACGACTGGTACTGGGATCCGAACGTCCCGACGCACACGACAGGCACCTTCACCAGCTCCACGCCGCTGGTCGATGGGGCGCTGCAGACCGGCTCCACGCTCGTCACGAAAGGCTGGGGGACGTACAGCTTCAATATCGGCGACCAGTTCACGATCGCGGGCGTGAATGCGGCGAATCCTGACAGCTACGTCGATACCGGTGACCTGCAAACCTTCGTGGTCACAGCAGCCGCATCCGGATCGGGCGCGGCGGTGTTGTCCATCAGCCCGGCGCTGATTCCCATCACCAACGCGAACGGGACGACGAACCCGTTGGCGACCGTCGCTCAGCTCCCAGCGAACAACGCCAGCATCACGTTTGTCGGGTCCACGGGATCCGTCAATGCGACGATGGCGACGCAGACCTCTCGCCAGTCGCTCATCTTCCACGAGGAAGCCTTCGCATTTGTGATGGCGGAACTGCCCGTCCCCTTGGCGGGTGCCAACTCGGCCCGTAAGAGCGATCCCGATGCCAAGCTCACCATGCGGTGGGTGGAGCAGTACAACATTCAAACCGATCAGGAGCCGAGTAAGATTGAGTGCTTGATCGGGGTGGCCCCCATCCTGCCGTACTTCGCGGCCCGACTCTGGGCGTAAGGGGAGAATTCATGGCCTTAACCAAAACGACCCTGACGGCGCCCATCACGCCCTCACAGTTGGTGTTTGGCGTCAGTTCGACTGCGGCGGGCTTTCCGCCGGTCGGGCAGATTGTCAATACCCCGCTGCAGATGATCCAGATCGACGACGAGTTCATGTTCCTGGTGCAGGTCGTCTCGCCGAATGTGATCCAAGTGCGCAACCGGGGATCCGACGGCGGGATTGCGGACAGCCACGACATCAACGCCGTCGTGATCACCTCGGCCTCGGTGGGAGACTTCCCGGCCCCGGCCCCGACACAGTCCACGGTCCGGCCCGCGTTCGCCCCGGATTTGGACGGGTACGGGCAGAGCGGCGCGATCCAAGTGCCGACGCAGGACACGAAGGCGTTTCTGACGGGTCCCACGGCGCAGGCCATGACGCTGGGAGCGCCGAGTCTCTCCAGCAACGGCGTGGAGATGGTGATCACGTCACAGAGTGCCGCGGCGCATACCGTTGTCGCGACGGCGCTCTACGATACCGGCGCGGCCGGGTCCCCGTTCACCACGGCGACGTTTGCCGCCCAGCCAGGAGCCTCGATGTGGCTTGTGGCGCAGAACGGGCTCTGGAACGTGGTCAACAGCGTCGGTGTGACGTTTAGTTAGGGGTGACCGATGATCGTACACGGACCGGAATCGGCGTACGCGAAGGAGATGACTAAGTTTGAGGCGCGCGATAGCGTGCTCGGACCCGGGCTCCGTCCCTACGCCTATCGCGACTACCCGATGATGCTGCACCTCGCAGGCGTGCTGCCGAAGGGTGGGATCACCATCACGGAGCAGGAGATTACGAACAGCGATCGGGAACGGCAACGCCTCGAGCAGCGGGGATTTCGAGCGACCCCCCTGGAGGCGATTGCCGTGCTCGAGGGGACGCAGCTGTCGCATAGCGAACTCTCGGCCGAGCGGGAGTGGGAGAAGCGCCATCGGCTCTCCGCGCGAGCGGTCGCTGAGGTGGAGGCCCACGAAGAGGCCGCGGGATCCGTCCATCTGCCGAGCATTCCCGAGACGCCGATCGCGGCCAAGGGCACGCTTGTCACCTCCGATCGGCTGATCACGGAGCAGCTGGAAGCGCAGCAGGCGGAACTCGAGGCGCAGCGCGCGGAGATTGCCAGGCTTGAGGCGCAGGTGGCGCAGGCGACGGCCAAGAAGAAGCCAGGCCGCAAGCCGAAGAAGGCGTCAACGGTCACGGCATGAGCGTCAGTTATCCGTGCTGGCTGTATTCGGATCTGAATCCCCCGCAACTCGTGACGAGTGCGGCGCAGCAAGCAGCGCTTCCCGCGGACTATTCGATCACCCCGTCGTCGAATGCGATGGTGTTGCCCTCGGCGGTCGCGGTCACGGCGGAACCGATCGTGGTGGCCACGGTGACGCCGAGTCCACCGGCACCAGCGGTGATCGTGAAGAGTCCGAAACATCAACATGAACTCGGCCGCGGTTAACGGAGGACGGTTACATGGCTGGTCTCGCCTTTCCCTCATGGGCCTTCAATAGCGCCGGGCAGTCGGCGGTGATCGTGCAGAGCCAGGCGCAGTTTCAGGCGCTCAGCGGACCGGGGACGTGGTCGTTCACGCCCTTTCCGATCGCCACGGTGACGGCGCCGCAGGATACGATCCCCGGCGTGCTGTCGGCGACCGATGTCCGGTTGCAGCAGATGCTCATCGAGCAGCGCATCACGAATCAGCTCCTGACGTTCGGGCTGAACATTGCGGATGATGCACAGACCCAGATTCGTCCGGACATTCTCGCGAATGATTCCGGCTTGACGACGTAGCGCGCGCCTCACGCGCTCCCCCGTGGACCGGCCGACCGACCACCAACGGGGCTATCACGAGGCTATTGGATGTGGAGTAATCGATCATGCCGAATCTCACAGGACCGCCGCTTTCCTTCCCGGCCAAGTCGTTTCCGGCCGGGCAAGCCGGGGTGCCCGTGGGCTCGATGGGCGAGCTCACGATCTCGGAACTGATGGGCAAGTACTCGACGCTCGTCAAGGCGCAGAAAGTCTTCTACACCTCTGCGATCATCACGGCGCCGGTGATCTTCTCGACCGCGGCCCAGCTCGGGCCGATGATCTGGAACAAACCCGGATCGCAGCTCGACGCGCACATTCTCGGTATCGCGTGTTCCGAGCCGAGCACGGCGACGACGGTGGCCGGTGCCCTGGGCCTCGTCACCAACGTGCAGCCCTCCGCCCCGACGACCGCCACCTCCATCACGGCGGTCAACGCCTATGGTGGCGGCAGCGCCTCGGGCATGGCTGGGATCTTCTCGACGGCCACGGTGCTGGTCACCAACCCCGCGCCGATCTTCCTCCCCCTCTTGGGTGTGGCGGGCGCGGCGATCACGGTGGGCAACACGGTCACGCAGAGCTTCGTCGACATCGGCGGACTGTCGGTCGTGGCGCCGGGGACGGTCGGGTATGTCTGTGCCTCGTCCACGCTCACCACGGGCGTGTTCACGGTCGCGCTCATTTGGGCTGAACTGCCGGTGTAAGCGTCTGACGGCGGCACGGTCTCATGATCGTGCCGCCGGTGTTTCAGGTAGGATACTGCCCATGTGGATTACCGTGATCGACCTGGAACAGAACAAAGTCACGATCAACACCCAAAACCTCGTCGCGATCTTGCGGCCGAGTCCGTTAGGTCGAGGCGATGGGAAGTGCCGCATCCTCGCGAATGGGCTCATGGTGGAAGTCTCTCGGTCGGAAGCGGACCGGGTCGCGGCGGATGTCCCGGAGTTTGACGCCCTGCCGCAGGAGTCCTAACCCATGCCCGCCGTGACGGCGCTCCAGATCATCACGGACGCGTTCGCGGACCGGGAAATCTTCCAGCCTGGTGATCTCATCGATGCCGCCTCGGCGCAAGATGCCTTGCGGCGGCTGAACCTGATGATCGGGCAGTGGGCCAATCAGTCGCTCACGATCCCGGCGGTGTCACGCCTCGGGCCGTTTCCGCTCTTGGCCAATAAAGGCAGCGCGACGAACCCCTACACGATCGGCATTGGCGGCGATCTCAACGTGCCGCGGCCGACGTTTCAGAACAGCGTGGTCGGGGCCGGTCTCCTGTACGGCACTCCGGCGCCACCCTTCGATCTCGAAATCCCGCGAGGCGTCGCCACCAACTCCGGATGGGCGCTGGAGCGGCTGAAGGATCTCCCCAGTAGCATCTTCACGTACATCTACTATCGGCCCGACTATGCGGGCGACCTCGGCGCGATCTTCCTCTGGCCGGTCCCAACGGATTTGACAAACTTCCTGATTCTCTACGTGGAGCAGGCGATCAGCACGTTCGCGGACCTGACCACGTCGTACACCGTGCCCCCTGGGTATGACGATGCGCTCCACTTCAATCTCGCGTTACGGCTGATCGGCTACGGTCGGCCGACGACGCAGGATTTGAAAGACCTGGCCAAAGATTCCTTTCTGGTCATTCAGCGCGCCAACGTGAAATTGGTCGACGTGGCGAATGACTTCGCCGCGATCGGCGGGCACGGATCGCCGGGTGTGTACAACATCGAGACGGGCGAAGATTGAGCTATGTTGTACTCACCGGTTGAAGACTAATGGCGCTCTGGCGGGAGTTCATCGACGGGACGCATACCTCCCGCGCGCCGATGATCGACCGGGAAGCCACGATCAACCTCTTTCGGCATACCGTGATTGCGGATGCCGACGTCAAACACCAAGTCCTGATCGGCACCCCTGGCCGAGCGACGCTCTTCGGCGCGCCCGATGTGGGCTGTCGGGGCCTCTACCAGATCGAAAATCAGATGTTCGGCGTGAACGGGGGGACGTTCTATTCGGTCAACCTCATGACCGGGACGCCAGGGGCGATCGGGACCGTGCCGAATGACGGCAAGCCGGTCTCGATGGTGTCGAATGGCCGAGGGGGCGAGCAGCTCGCGATCGTCACGGCGGGCCAGTTGTTCATCTACGGCCTGACCTCGGGGGTGCTCTCCGGTCCGACACCGCTCCCGTTGACCGGGTTACCGATTCAGATCGATTACCTGGACGGGTATTTCCTGCTCGTCGAATCCAACTCCGCTCGGGTGTGGTTCTCGAATCTCAACAACGGGCTCGTGTGGAATGCCCTGAGTTTTTTCGTCCGCTCGCACACCAACGACAACGTCGTGGGGCTGAAGGTCTGGAACGACGTGATCGGGGTCTTCGGATCGCAGACCTCCGAGCTCTATTACGACTCCGGTGATCCCTTGACGCCCTTCCTGCCCTACAGCGGGACGGTGATTCCGCACGGGGCGGTGAGTCCCTGGGCGATCGGGAACGTCGACGGGGTCTGGATCTGGCTGGCCCAAAGCCAGATTGGGACGCTCCGCGTGGTGACGGCCACGGCGCCACCAGCGACGGTCGTGTCCACGCCGGAGATGGCGTTTCTCTGGCATACGTTCCCCACGCTCGCCGATACCGAGATCCTCGTGTACCAGCAAGAGCATCATGTGTTCGCGGCGTTCACCTTTCCCTCGGCCGATGTGACCTATGTCTACGATGTGACGGAGCAGGACTGGCACCAACGGGGGGATTGGGACACCACGACGGGTGTCTTTCACCGCTGGCGCGCGCGGGGATCCTGTCTCGCGACCTTGTCGACGTCGACCGTGCAAGGCCCGCGGATTCTCGTCGGCGACTATCAAAATTCCACGATCTCGATCCTGGACTTGGACACCTTCACCGACAATGGCGCGATGATCCGACGCGTCCGACAGGCGGCGTATCTCTCCAGTGAAAATCAGTGGCTCTTTCTCCAACAGGTGGAATTGGGTCTGCAGTTGGGCGTGGGGCTCCCGAGCGGGCAAGGAAAAACACCGACGCTCTATCTCGAGATCAGCCGCGATGCTTCAGAGACGTGGGGATCGCCTCGTCCGCAAGTGGGCTCACTGGCCCAGGGGCAGTATCAGGGGCGCGCGCGGTGGCTGAACTGCGGCCGGGTGCGAGCCGATGCCTTGGCGATGCGCATCTCGACCACGGATCCCGTCCGGGTCGGACTCGGGCCGGGCTTGTGGCTCCGAGCGGTCCCCGGAACGGGGAACCTCTAAATGCCCGTTCTTCCGTT